GGGCCCCTGCCCCGGTCGGCGGCTTCGATCTCGACGACCACCTGACCGGCTACCGGCCCGACCCAGAAGGGACCCGGGCTTTCCTGGCCGAGCTCGGTCCGCGGGGCGTGTTCGCGAAGGCCGCCCCCGACGCGATGGCCCAGGCGAAGGAGGTAGACACGTTCCTGTGGCGGCAGATGGACAAGGCCCACCGGGCCCGATACGCCGGCCAGCCGTTCGTCGTCGGCCGCCAGGGCATCGGCGACTGTGTCTCGTGGGGCGCGATGCACGCGGTCTACTGCGCCGAGTCCGTATCCTGGGATCTCGGCGAACTGCCCGACGCCCCGCTGATGCCTTCGAGCGAGGCGCTGTACGGCGGGGCCCGCGTCGAGAGTCGCGGCAAGAGCGGCGACGGTGCCAGCCCGGTCGGCGGGTACAGCGACGGGGCGACAGGCTGGGGGGCCGCGAAGTTTGTCCGCGACTGGGGCGTCGTCTACCGCGAGCCCTTCCCGGATCTCGGCTACGACCTCACGACCTACTCGGCCGATCGGGCGAAGGCCTGGGGCGCGTACGGCTGCGGCGGCCAGGGCGACCGCGGCCGGCTCGACGCGGTGGCGAAGCGGCACCCGTGCCGGCACGTCGTCGCCGTGAAGACCTGGGCCGAGCTCGTGGCCGCGGTCACCTCGGGCTTCCCGGTGACGATCGCCAGCTCCCAGGGCTTCGCCTCGAGGACCGACGCCTCGGGCGTCCTACCGGCGAGCGGGACCTGGATGCACCAGATGGCGGTGATCGGCGTCCGGTTCAAGTCGGCCGCCCCGGCCGGCGTTCGTGCCGTCGACGCCGCGGCGGTGATCAACTCGTGGGGGACGAAGTGGATCTCCTACCAGGGCAAGTACCCGGCCGATCTGCCCGACGGCGTGTTCTGGGCCGAGCGGCCGGTGATCGAGCGGATCCTGGCGCAAGGCGACTCCTACGCCATCGGGGCCGTCGAGTTCAAATACCGCGACATCCATCACGGGGACTGGCTGGCCCCTGCTCCAGCCGAGACGCTCACCTACTGGGTCGCCCCATGATCACGCTTACGAAGCGGCAGCTCGCCGTCCTGGTCCTGGCCGCGATCCTCGGCGGCTGGTGGATGTCGCTGCCGTCCGGCTCGATGCCGTCGCCGTTTGGTCCGCCGGCGAACGACCGGCCCGTCCTGCGGGCGATCGCCAAGATCGCGAAGAACTTCCTCTGGGTGGCCCTGCTCGCGGAAGGTCCGCCGGCCGAGCCCGAGCCCGCCCAGTACGTCCGGGCGCACGTCGGCGAGGACGGATATCAGACGCTTGACCACGGGAGGGGCTGGTGATCACGCTCTGGCGCTGGTTCGTCGCCTTCCTGGTCTGGCTCTCGGCCGATCCCGTCGAGATCGACCTCGAGCACCCACGCGCGGCCGCGGCCGTCGCCGCCGCTCGGGCGAGCATGGCCCACGACCTCGCTCCCGTGCCGCCGCCGCCAGGCCCGAAGCCGCCGGCCCCCGGCAAGTGCCAGGACTGCAACGGGACCGGCTGGATCACTCACGGCGACGGCCACAAGACGCGCTGCCCCTGCGGTGCCGTTGGATGCCCGGACGGCAAGTGCCCGGCCCCCGCGCCGAAAAACGTCCTACGATAGAACGCGGCCAACTTCGCCGGTCTGGCAGTCGCTCATATCGTGCGGGTGGATTCATCACCACCACTCACGCACGGAAGCGAAACACATGCCCAGCGCCAAGCTCCAGCGCCTCCAGGACGAGGCCGCCACCATCACGACCGAGATCGAGAATCTCCGCGCTCTGACGCCTGCCGACGAGGCCGAGGCGAAGCAGATCGAGGAGCGGATGGCCGAGCGTTCGGCGCGGGCCGACGAGGTGACCAAGCTCGCGACCGCCGAGCGGGCCCTCGACGAGAAGCTCGCCGGGCTCCGGGCCGTGACGGCCACGAGCGACAGCGACAGCCGGGCCACGGTCGAGAAGGCCGAGAAGCGGAAGGGCCCCGCGATCCACGTCATGCCGGGCAAGTCGCTCCGCGGCTTCGGCTCGACCGAGGATGCGGTCCGGGCCGGCCGGTTCCTGCGGGCGATCGCTCGCGGTGACTTCGCCGAGGCCCGGGCGATGGGCGAGACCAGCCCGACCTACGACGGCGAAGGCGCGGAGCTCGTCTCCCCCGAGCTGTTCCGGGGCTATATCGACGTGCTGGGCTACCAGTCCGTCGGCGTGCAGCTCGCCCAGGTCTACACGACTTCGAGCCACACGCTCGAGATCCCGAAGATCGGCGAGATCGACGCCCAGTGGTTCGATGAACACGAGACCGTGACCGAAGACGAGGCCACGACCTCGAAGGTCACGATCGCCCTCCACAAGATGGGCCGTATCCTGTCCTTCTCGAACGAGCTCATCCAGGACGCGGCCGCGGTCGTGAACCTGGCCCAGCTCGCGGCCAACCGGTTCGGTCTCGCGATCGCGAAGAAGATCGACACCGTCTGGCTCCAGGGTGATGCCGACAAGAACATCGACGGCCTGGTCGACGAGATCCCGGGCGCGAACGAGGTCGAGGCCGGCGTCGACTTCGACGGTGCGGACCTCGCCTCGCTCGTGGGCAAGATCGACAGCCGGGCGATGAACACCGCCTGGGTCGTGAGCTCCGCCGGCTGGGAGCACCTGATGAAGTCCTCGGTCGTCTCGCAGTCGACGACCATCGGCGAGCGGGTCCTCCCGGTCGTGATGGGTGCCCCGGTCTACAAGTGCCTCGGCCTGCCGGCCGGGACGCTCGGCCTGTACGGCGACTTCTCGATGGCGACCGCCGTCGCGGTGAAGTCGAACGGGCTGGTGATCTCGGCCTCCGAGCACGCCGGCTTCGAGAACGACGCGGTGAAGTTCCGCGGCCTGCAGCGGGTCGGCATCTCGAATCACGACGCCTCGTTCGTGGCGAAGCTGGTCGAGGCTGGTAGCTGAACCTGATCTCGCCCCCACGCAGAACGCCCGGCGGGGGCAAGGATGCCTCCGCCGGGCTGTTGCGTTTTAGGAGGACACCGTGGCCGAGCTGCACTCGATCCGACTGATAAAGGCCTACCGCGGCTACCGGGCCGGGACCGTGATCCGGGCAACGCCTGGACTGGCGGACCACCTGGTCGAGACTGGGGCCGGCGTTCGCGATTCGCAAACCATGCTCCAGGCGGAGCGGCCTGAGCGTGCCGTGGCCGGCCAGTCAGTCGAGAGAAGGGTGGCGTCCTAATGGCACTTAAGCGACGGCTCCTCGGCTCCCAGTACCGGTTCCTCCAGTTCACGGCGGACTCTCTTGTTCACGTCGCGACGATCACGTTCAAGGCCGGCGAGCAGGCCCCGGATGGGACGCTCTACGGCCTGGCGACGCGCGTCGGGGCGTCGACCGGGTCCGGCGGATCTGGCGACGAGATCGAGCTAATCGTGACCGACATCACGACGGACGGGCCGGTGACGATTGAGGCGATTCTGGATCCTGCGGACTTTGCGACGGACGGCGACCCGTCCGTCTGGCAGTTCGAAATCGGCTTTAGCGATTCGGAAGGTTTCGGCAGCGTCGCCGTCGACTGGCAAGTTCTGGTCGGCGGGATCTGGTATCGCACCTCCCAGGACGCGTACCTGTCTCGGACTGTGATCGCATCGACTACCATCGAGGAGGCCGGCTCGTCATGAAGCCGAACACCGTCCGCGTCCTGACCTGGCCCGAGGCCGAGCCGGTGACGCTCACCGAGGCGAAGCTCCAGCTTGGGATGACCGAGTCCTTCGACGAGTTTGACTCGCTGATCTCCGACAAGATCGCGGCCGGCCGCCGCTACATCGAGAAGCGGCTCGGCCAGACGCTGGTCGCCACCGAGTACCGGGCGACCTGGCCCGACGTGCCGACGACCGGGATCCTGACGATCCCGAATCCGCCGCTCCTGACCGGCTCGACGTATGCCCTGACGGTGACCGTCGACGGAGAGGAGCTGGAGGCGGAGGACTACGAGGTCGACGCCGACGCGATGCCGGCGACGGTGACGCTGGGCGTCGGCCAGTCCGGGAAGGTCGTCGTCACCTACTGGGCCGGCGTCGAGCCCGGCGACCAGATCGAGCCGAACGTGAAGGCCGCCCTCCTGATGTTCGTCGAGCATACGTTCAAGAATCGCGGCATCATCGCCGAGGACGGATCGGCCGAGCTGCCCCAGGCCTTCGAGGCCCTGCTCGCGTCCGCCAGCCACTCGGGGGCCTGGTGATGGGCGTCCTCGCGTCCGGGATCCTCCGGGAGTTCTTCGCGATCGAGTCTCCGACCGAGACGCGAAACGCCGTCGGCGAGATGGTCCAGGAGTGGGACGAGGTCGGCCGGGTCTTCGGATCCTATGAGGCCCTGTCCTACGTCGAGCAGGCCCGCCGCGGCCAGGTCGGCGGCAGCACCTCGGCCACGGTGCGGATCCGCTACTACGAGGGCCTGCAGGCGAACTGGCGGCTCCGCTGGCTCTCGCGCGGGGATCGCCTTCTGTACATCTCGGGCGTCGTCGAGCAAGGCCACCGCGAGGCGATGGAGTTGTCGGTTGAGGAGGTCGCGGCATGATCTCGCTCTCGTGGGTCTCGTCGTTCGAGCCGAACAGCTACGACGGCGACAAGCACATCGGGAAGCTGATGAAGGCGTTCCGCGGCCTTCCCCGGCACATTGCGAAGAAGCACCTCAAGGCGGCCATGCGGCGAACGCTGAAGCCTGGCGTTCCCATCCTGCGGAGCGTCACGCCGCCGCTCGGGACACGCCGCGGCCGCCGCAAGAAGGGCGAGAAGGCGCGGTCGACAGGCGACCTCCGGAGGCGCGTCACGACAAAGGCCGGCCAGACCGGAAACAACAAGGACTTCGGTTCGTTTATCTGGGGCGTGCTCGGCTACAAGCTCAAGGGCCAGGACCGGAAGCCGATCTGGCTCAACTACGGCACTAGCACAGGCGGCCCGGCCTTCGACATGATCGGGAACGCGATGCAACGGATGGGACCGATCGCCGCGGCGACGCTCGCGAAGGAGATGGCCGCCGCCCTTGAGAAAGCCTCCGCCGAGATCGAGGCAGGCAAAAACCCAGGATACGGAAACTGACCATGCCATCCGACTCCGACGATCTGATCCAGTCCTGGCTCCGCTCGACGCTCGAGACGGCCACCGGCTGCGACGCCTGGCCGCTGATCGGGCCGGCCTCGGACCCGCCCTACGTCATGTTCGCCCAGGCCGGCCAGGCCGACGAGGACACGCTCGACGACGATGGCGAGACGATCACTACCGGGACCTTCACGATCGAGGTCTACGGGGCCGGCTATGCCGGGACGCACGAGATGGCCCGGAACGTCCGCCAGGCCCTGCGAAACTTCGCCGGTTCGTCGGGCGACCTGACAATCGTCCGCGTCCTGGTGACGGACTCGAAAGACTCCGACCCGGTCTTCGAGGACGGCCAGAACAAGCCGATCGCCTACGTCGTCGAGATCACCGTCGCCGTCTCCTGGATGGAGTGAACAATGGCCGTTCTGTCTTCTCTCCCGAGCCCGGGCCCGACGCTGCCCGCCGGATGCACGAACGTCAAGGTGAAGACCTCGGCGGCCGACCCGTCGAGCTCGTCGAACAAAGTCGACGTGACAACGCTCTCCGACGAGGCCCGCGTCTACGCCGACGCCCCGCTCGTCGACGTTGGTGCTGGGGCGGACGAGACCGGCGTGACTCAAACTGTGACGTGCAGCTTCTTCGGCGTCGCGCCAGAGCCGTCGGCCCCTGGCTCGACTGGCTGGGTCTGCACCGAGGTCG